CCCGGCGGAGCTTGCGCTGAGTTAGCTCCCCTGTCGTTCGTGCCTGCTGCTGTGCCTGGAATGGCCCGACCGTCTCCGGGGCGAGACTAAGCGCCGTGGCCTCGTCGCCGCCGTGCAGGGCTCGCAATGCGTTGCGCTTGGTCTGAATCGCTTTATCCGTCCGGTGACGGGCAAGGGCGTTGTTGCTGTCCTTCACGAAGCTGTTCGCGAAATTGGTGATAATTGACGTGTCGGGTTGCAGTGCGTTACCGGCCATCAGAAAACTCCGAAGTTACCGAAGGCATCGGTTCCGCCTTGAACATTTATCGGCAGATTGCCACCAGATCCGATGCTTGAATTGTTGTTGGCGAACAAGTTTTGAACGGCATTATTGTTCAGCGCGTTGTTGGCGATTTTGCCGAAGGACGTAAGCCCGGCCGCCTGCGCATTTGATGCGCCGATGTTGGCCGCGCCCGCGTTGAACGCCCCCTTCTGCAAGGCGTTCTGCGAGGCGTTGGCGAAGTTCGAGCCCGCATTGGCCCCGGTCTGGTTCGCCACCTGCCCGAATCCGGCCATGGACAGCAACGTGTTGAGCCGCTGGGTCCGCTCGCCGAACCGGAAGCCCCGCTCGGTATCGAACCGTTGGCTTGCCATCCCGCCGGCCCGGTCCCCAAGGTCCATCAGCGCGTTGCCGGACAGCGACAGGCCGCGCGCCTGTGCGCCTCGTGTCGCGGCACTGAGCGCCTGGTCGCGGGCGAATTGAAAGCCCGGCGTGGCCTCTAGCTCTTCCTGTGAGATGTCGATCGGACCGGTCAGGTCGCCGAACGTGCCCAGGTTCTCCGCCGTGACGGAGCCGAGGGCGCCGGGCGTCAGGGCATTAGCCGAACCGGACGCCAAGGCATTAGCCGGGCTGGACGCCTCGGCGAGGGCATTCGTTGGCCCGGCCGGATCGAAACCCGGGGGAGGCCCGGCCGGGCGGATGTCACCCTCCCCGAATTCAATCGCGCCAAACGGAAACCGGCGGGCATCGGGGTGTGAAAATGCGCCGGGAGCCAGCGGGAAAGCAAATGGATTGGCCGGCTGTCCAGGCTGCCCCGGAGTGCCAACCGGGGAGCCCGGCCCCGTGGGTGCGCTGGCCGGAGCCGAGGCTTGCGTCGAGTTATTGACCGCCTCCGTCCTTGCCGCCACGATCTGTTCCGGCGTCATCAGCCCGGTACCGACCTGGAGCCGGCTAAGCGCGTTCAGCCCGCCTTGACGAAATGGGGCGGTATCGGAACGGGTGGTGTTGAATATCTCGCGCTGGAGGGCTACGGATTCGGCTGCCGCACGTTCTTGCGCGGCAGCAGCCGACTTGGCCGCGCCCGCTTGCGCGCTGGAGGCGGCCAGGCCAAGACCGCCGGCAATAACCGCGCCACCAAGGATCGCCGCTCCTGTTCCAATCGCCATTACAGCCTCTTACGGTAAATGTTGTAGATCGTTTCGTAGCCGCTGCGGCGGTAGAGCCTTCCAACCGTCTCGCCGCGCATCCAGGGCACACCGCCGAGGTTCATCCAGGCCGCGCCGGCATTCCCTGCCCATGTCTCGATCGCATCCAGGAACAACGGCCACAGCCAGCCCCTGGCCTCGGGCTCGATCCACATGAACTGTTCATTGCCCTCCAGGACGCTCAGGTTGAGCACCCACGGGGCAGTGAACACGCCGGCCATGCAGTTTCGGCCATCGGTCAGCACCACCGCGTTTGCAATGAACTGATCCAGAATCTTTCTGAAGTCATCGGGTTCGAACTGATCGGCGGCGCCATAGGCTTCGGCGTTGTTGCGGCCCATCTCAATCAATCGAGGAATGTCATCGACCGTGGCCGGCCGGATCAAGGCCGCGTCACCCGGAACACATGATTCCCGGTAAGCGGCACCACAGCGCCCGCCGTGGGGTTGCAGAACGTCACCGTCACCGTGTCGGATGCAGAAACCCGGGCCGCGCACAACGTCACCCCGGCCGTTATCCCCGGCGGGCTCACGCTGACGTGATCGCCGGTCTTCGCGCCCGTCACGGTAACTGTCGTTGCGTTCTCCGCCACGGTGTTCGCCGCAACGCTGGCCGGCGTGTAATCGACCGTCGCCACGAAGGCGAAGTTCAAATTATCCCGTAGATCGTTGATCCAGCGCGAGGCCCAAAGCGCTGTGGCGGTGTCGGTTAGGCCCATGAAATTCATCGGCAGCGGAGACAGGAACTTGAATGTCGTTGGCATTATTCGACCTCCAGATACCCGCCGATCAGCACCGCCTTGACCGGATCGGTGATCTTGATCTCATAAACCCGGTCCCTGGACGAGCCCAGCCCGTTCCACAGCGAGCGGTTCTTATACTGTCCGACCTTGCCGATGCCGCGCCATAGCTCGGGCGACCATTGATGGCCGCCATCGTCGGAAAACCGCATCATCGCCTGCGGGTCCAAACTGGCGGTTCCGACACCGGCCTCGAATTCGATCTCCAACCTGCGATGCCGCAACAGCCGTCTGTCGGCGTGGATATGCCGGTCCCGGCGAATGCGCTCTATCGGGCCGCCCTGATCGGTATGGGTGTCCCAGTCCAGCTTGAAGAAGTTCGAGCCCTCGGCATCCCCGAAATACGTCGTACCATTGATATGAATCGCATTGCGGCCCCGGAAATCCGACCGGCCGTAGCTCTTCCATTCATGCCATTGCTCGGTCTGCTGATCGAACGCCAGGGTCTTCCCGCCAGGGACATGCAGCAGGTAGATCAGATGGCCTTCGAGGTAGACGACGTCGGCCGTGGCGTTCGCCAGATCCGTGCCGGCGTTGATCTCCCGCTCGATGGCCGGTGTCGATACGGCCGCGCCCTGGAGCCCGGCGGAACGGAACACCGCGCCCTGGCCCTCTTCGGATTGGCCTATCCAGAACAACAGCCCGGAGGCTTCCTTGACCGCGAACCGCCCGACCGCGCCGACATCGGTCATGGCGCCACTCATCGGAACGAACGAGAACCCTTCCGAGGCGTCGTTGTACCAAGCCTCCGTCGTGGTCTCGCCGATCACGAAAAGCTGCTGCCCAACTCGCTGTAGCGAGGTAATCCCGTCCGGGTTGCGCTCGGCCGTGGCGAAGTTCAATGAACCCCAGGCGGTAGGATCGTTCGCATCGGACCGATACATCCGGCCGTCATTATCGGCATCATCGACGATGAAATAATTATCGATCCACGTCACCACCCGCGCGGTCGGGAAATCTACATCGGTGATCTTGGTCAACGTGGTGCCGTCGTAATGCCAGCCATCGGTGCCATCGACGAACATCATGTAGGACCGGCCGCCCGCAAGGCTGACATTGCCCGATACCGTGCCGATCGTACCAATACTGGTTGCCACGCCAGCCGTGGTGAGCTTCCAGAGCGTATCGCTGATCACCGCGTAGCCCGCCCCGTTCCAGGCGATCTGGCCCCGGTTGCCGGACGACCCGGCGTTGGCAAAACTCAGCAGACCGGGGCGAGGCAGCAGCCGAACCGGGAACTTGGCCAGCGGGTCGACCTCGGGAATAAAATTGATTGTCGCATCAACCGATGAATTGACCGACCGGCTGGTGTTTGATGCCCCGACGAACGGGATTCTCATCCGCCGCGCTTTTCCTTGGCGATAGCCGCCGCGCGGGCAGCAACGGCCGGTCCCGCCGCCTCCATCAAGGCGTCAATCTTGTCTTCCAAAATTACCGTTGGGTTGGCGCGTCCGGCTATTTGCGCGGCCTCATTAGCATTCCACCTGTCGGCGATCTCCTGCTTTTCGGCGTCACTTAACGGCGCTCGACCGGGGCGCTCGCCTACGTCATTTATCGTGAACGGCATGATAGACCCCTTACTTCCGCAGGCCGTAAAGAGCCACATCGCCCGAGGCGATATTGCCCGAGGACATGATGAGCTGGAACGCATTGAAGGTTTCGGCCCCGCCGTTATAGGTTCCCCCGCCGCGCACGCGATCCAGTTCCGGGGTGGCCGCGCTGCTGAGATAGGTCACCGCGTATTCAACCTTCGGGGTTCGCACGCTCGGCTTGAATATCTGGATTGTCCCCGATAGCCCCTCGCCGGCAGCACTGCCGAGCGTGCCGCCTGCCCGGTTGATCAGGATATGGGTAGCCCCCGCGCTGACGGAATTCGCCGTCCCGGCCGCCGAGGTCACATAGTCCAGGGCGTACTCATAATCGTTCGCACCAGTCTTCCATGTGCTCCCGGTATCGGTGGACAGCCTCAGTTCGAGCCCCACGCCATCCGTGGCCGGCAAGATATTGTTCAAGACCAGCACATACGCATCGAAGGTGCCGTCAATTCCGTTGACAAGGTCGAGGCTCGCCGACGTGCTGGCGGTCTGGCTGTCGAGCAGAGACCACGATCCGAAATCCGCGATCGGACTGGTCAACAGCCGCCGGTCCGCCCTTAGCACCTCGCCGATATTGGACGATCCATCGGTAAAAACCCAACCGACGATGCGTTTTTTGTCGTAGCCCGTCGGCAAGGTCGGCGACGACGCGGAAAGTGAAAATACCCCGGCCGGACTGTTCGTGCCCGAGGAATCATCGATCAGCCACACATAATAGAACCTACTGGGGTCCACCGTGCCGGTATCGATCGCGTTCGAGCCCGCCGCGCCATCGATCGCCACCGTGATGGTGCTGGAGACCGTTATGTCGACGGAATCGTCGGCGTCCCTAGCCTCGCCCACCGCTATATCGACATCGTGATCCGTGTCGGTCCCGATCGTGACCGCGAGATCGGCGATGTAATGCTTTGGCAGCGCATTCGTGCCCGCCAGATCGCCGACCTCGTCCTCGGTGTAATACGTCGTCGCGTCGTCCGAGGACTTCAGCGCCATTTTGTACTGATTGGACAGCCACACCTGGGCATAGCCGGCCGAATCGAGCACCACCGGATTTGCATTCGCGTTGGTCAGCGCCGTTGCGTCATCCTGCGTGGGATAGGTGCTCTTGGCCGTGGTCGTGCCGGGCTCATAGGTGTAGAGCTTGGCCCCCGAAAACGCCGAATTCGGGGTAATGCGGTAGAGCGTGACGGACATCTAGCCCTCGTCGATGTTGTAGAAACCTGTTCGCAAGGTATGGCGGGCCTGCAAGGCGGTATCAACCTTCGCGCCATCGTCGAATTCCAGGGTATGCGCCCGGAACGCTCTCAGCGCGCCCTGTGCGATCACCATGGCCTGCGACGGCAGCGGTAGCCCGTAATCGGACGCGAGCCGTGCGGCGAGGTTGTATTTGATGCCCTCAAGATAGGAATCATCCACCCGCATCGTGTCGGTCAACACGAGAGTAATATGACCGAGATCGATCCCCGTCTTCGCCCATCCGTGTAGCATGTCGTTCAGGCTGCGAAGACCGGAAGCCGAGTCATCGGAGGATGGCGTCACACCAAATGGAGACACCCCGGAAATCTTCAAAGCGTCGGTAATCAGTGTGGTTGCCGTGGTCATTCGGCTGCCTCCGCCTTACTGATCATCTCACCAAAATTCCCCCGGTAGGGCTTCTGTCCGACGTGGTGCAGGGTCATGTCGGGATCGATGAACACCTTGCCTCCAGTCGCCCGCCAGCGCCGGCAGAACTCCGCGTCCTCGCCGGTAAGCTTGCCGCCCTCGATCGGCGTTTCGAACAGCCCGTAACACCGCTTCCCGTGCGGGTCGCCGTAGCGCTTATCGGCGTGGACCTCGATCAGCTTCTCGATCGCCCGGCGGCTTATCTTGAGAAACCCGGTCCCCAGATAGTCGCATTCGAGCAATCGGGTCGGTCCGGGCTTCAGCCCCGCGACATTGTACAATTCGCGATCGTCGCGCTTCTGCGGATAGGCGCCGCCGATCACATCATGCGGCGATCGGATTAGCCGCAACGCATCCTCGGGCTGCCAGCCTATATCCGCATCGATAAACAACATCTCGGTGCATTCGGTCTCCAGGAACCACGCCACCAACCGGTTGCGCGCGTCGTGGACTAGCGCATTACCGATGATGAACGCATGGGTGTAGGCAACCCCGTTCTGGGCCAAATGCGGCAGGGTGTTCATCAGGCTGTTGACGTATTCGACGCAGACCTGGCCCGAATGAACCGGACTGGCGATATAGACGTGCTTCATTCCGCCGCCTCCGCCTGGAAAGCGCCAAACCGGGCAATCGCAAAATTCTTCGTCGGATGATTGAAGATATGCGGCTCCACGCCGTAATAGGCGCAGGTCGCGCGCACCATATCGTTCATCACGCCCTGATCCAGGTCGTCCCAGACAACGATTGCGTCGTCAAGATCAAGCCCGGCGCGGATCAATCCGCCACGATCGTTTTGCCCCTCGCCGCGCGGCGGGCCATCGACGAGAACCAGCGAGAACTGCCGTGGCATCGCCGCGGAATGATGAGACGATGGGGCCGGGGGGATGGCGTAAAAACCGTCCATGATCGGCGTGGTCAAAACAGTCAGATTCGACAATCCGTGTTGTTCCGCTGCTGCCTTGACCCGCACCGCCCATTCGGCGTCATGCTCCAGCGCCCACACCTCCACCTCTGGATTGGCGGCGGCCGCGAGTAGCGTCGATAATCCGGCGCCGCATTCAAGGATCGGGCCGGTTGTATCGCGGGCGAGCTCGATCCAGGCCGATAGCAGGCCGTCGCCGGCCGTCCACGGAGAATTACCCCATTTCTCGGCAAGGGCGAGATAGTCCTTTGGCCCCTCGGTGCCTGCACGCACCGCGTCCAGCGCATCGGCGAAAGCCTGATCGGCGACACCATGGACACGACGCCAATATGCACCGAGCGATCCAGACCAGAAATTTTCTCCAGAGTGCGCGAACTCCATCGACGGATCGACGTATATTTGATAGCCCAAGGCGCGCGCCTTGCGACAAAAATTGTAATCCCCGGACCACCGGCTGCCCTGGATAACCGCGCGCTCGAAAATTACGGACATTTTGCGGGCACCGGGAAGATCCTTCCGGGTGCTAAATTGCTCGGCCTCCGAATCCAGAAGCTCAAGCACCTTGCGGTTGATTTTCAGAAACCCTGTCGGGACACCCTCAACCTCGACCAGACCATCAACGTCCGACCATATTTCACCCTCGATGAGGCGGACGGGGAACCCCTCGGGCGACTGCTTGAGCGGGTACACGCCGGCCACGATGTCGCGGTTGTGCTGTACGAGCTTAACCAAATCCAACGCATCAAAGCCGATGTCGGCGTCGATGAAGATCATCATCTCGGCGTCGGTTTCGAGAAACGACCGGACCAGATCATTGCGGGCATCATCAACGTGGCAATGCCCAGCCATGAACTGCAAATCCACCCTGATCCCCGCCGCGCGCAAAGCGGTTTGCCCATTCCATAGGGAATATACGGTCCCGACCGGAACCGGCCCGTAGGAAGGGACCGCCAGAAAAACGTGGGGGGAGCCACTGGACTCCCCCCTCGCGCAGAAAGTGTTGGGCATCAAGCGGCGCCGCTTATGAGACCAAGAGTGACGAGCTCCGCGCGCAGTTGGTTCACGAGTACGGTCGTGGCGGCGGAATCGACCTGAAGCTGCGCGACACGGGTCACCAAGGCATCGCCTTGAGTGCCGGTGGCAAAGCCGTGCGCCGCGGTAGTGATGGTCGCGGTTGTATTGACCGCCGTCACGGCGGTCGCCGTCACCACGCCCTGTGACACACTGGCCGGCTGAACCACCGGAGTCGCCCCGAAGAAGGCCACCTTGGTCGTGGCGGTATGGCCGAAGCGAAGGCCGCCGGCCGTGTCGTGTCCACCCAAGGCACGAATGTTAGCTGTGGTAAGTGCCATTGCTCAGGCTCCTTATGCCGAACCGCTGATGCGGGCGGCGAGTTCGGGATAAATCGTCTGTACCCCGTACAAGATGTCCGCGCGGATGTACTCAACGTCGTTATCGCCGTCGTAGAACTTCACCAACCGGACGCTGAGCCCGTTACGGGACTCCCGGGCCTTCCAGCCCGCTGAATCCGGCATTTCCAACGGCACCGTCACCAGAGCGAACGCATTCTTGTGGAACACGAGGTTCTGGGGATAGGCCGTCGATGCCGTGCCGATATAGTTGATCGTCGCACCATCGGCGGGCGAGGTGGACACCGTCTGATACGGCCCCGCAACGATGATCGGAGGCGTGATCGTCAAGGTGGTGTCCGCGGTAGTGGTGGCATTCGCCGTCACGGCGGAGACCAGGGTGAACGGCTGGAGAAAGTCCAACGTCTCCTTGGACACCGGGTTGACCGCGAACACCGTATCGATGGTGATCACGTCGCCGGCGGCGAGCGTTACCGCCGTTGTCCAGCCGTCCGTTACGAGGGTCTGTTGGAACGATGTCAGGGAGGCGTTGTATGTGACCTCCTGTGAGCCGCCATCGGTCAGCGGCGTGCCGGTCCCGACGCCAACGGTATGGCGCTTCACGTTCTGATCCATCGCCATGTTGATGCCGGCGATGTTATGGGTGATCAGGCCTTGCTTCAACGCCTTGTCCGACGTGGAATTGGCATCGATCGCCAGGCCCGTCAGATTGCCGACCATGCCCCAGTAATCGGCCGGGGAAAGAACGGCGTTACGGCCGCTCTTCGGCACCGCCATCTCATCCAGACGCTGCGCACCGACGGAGAAGTCGGCGAACGAGTTGATCGTCTGGCCCGGCGTGCCCACCCAGGTCGGCACCGACGAATACAGCCCGCACAGGGCCGCATCGACGTTGTTGGCCAGGGAAATCATCGCCGGGGTGATGTAGCGCTCGCTGTATTCCTGGATCGACAACGTCAGATCGTTGGTCGAGAAGCCCCACGATACATGCTTGCGCTGGTTGATGGTGATGGAGGTCGAGCCTTCCTCGACATCCTGATTGGTCCGCGTCGCGCCATCCGTGACGGAGAACTTGACCGGTTTGCGAATGGTAACGCTGTCGCCGATCTTGACGAACTCTTTCTTGTAGTCACGGTGGACCAGTGCGGCCATCACCATGTTGTTTTCCAACTGCATCAACGCTTCCTTGGCGATGACCGTCGGCGTGAGAAGTGATTGGGTCATGTGCTAACGGCCTTCATCGGCCGCCTCCATTTGCGCGCCACTGCTTGAATTCGTCGTAATCCATGTTTTCGGGATTACGGGCAGGGGCCGAGCCGCCTCCAACGGGCGTGATCGGCGGTGGCGCATTGGTTACGGGGCGCCTTGCGGGCGCGGGTTCTGCGACGACCGCCACGCTGTCCGCGCCGGGGTCGTCTTTGTCTGTCGGCCCGCTATTCGCTGGGGCCGGTGTCGCCTCTGCGGCGATGGTGGCTTCGAGCTTGCCGATTTCTCGGGCGACGGCGACCTCCGGCATCTCTGCCAGTCGCGCCATAAGGTCGGCATCTTGAGCAACGCGATAAGCGATCTCCGGGCCGACATCGGATATTGCTATCTGCTCGGCCAGCTCCGGCGAAATGTTCACGCCCTCGGCATAGACCACCGCGTCATAATCGCCACGACGGTCACGCGCGCCCTCTTCGCGCTCGCGGAATGCCTCAATGACAGTGCGCTGCCGGATATGTTCAGCCTGTTGCGCTCTCGCCTGCTCGGCCTGCTCAAAGCGCCGTGTTACAGCCTGTTCGGTATGCGCGGCGTAGGCCTTTGCCCATTCCTCGGGGTCATGATAGTCATCGATGTTCGGCGTGACCAGTAATGGATCGGCTTCCACCGGCTGCAATTTGACCAGTTCCCCGGCCTGTCGAGCCTGCTCGGCCTCCAGCGCCCGCATCGCGCGGGCCTGCACCTCGGGATCGGCCGCGCGGCGTGCGCGGCGGTTCGGTGGCTTTGCCTCTTCGGCCGTCTCAGCCACGGGTTCGGGCGGCTCCACGACCGGCTCCACGACCGGCTCCGCTTCTACAGCGGGCACTTCCTCGACCGGGTCCGAGGTCTCGGCCGGGTCGTCGATCAATGGCGCGGATTGCTCCACATGAATCGGGTCGAACCAAATCTCTTCGGTCGGCTCGTCGGGCATGTTCTGTCCTTTTCAGGGTGGGGAGGATCTCGGCGGTCCAACGCTGGGCTGCCGACCAAAGGGGCTATTAATCGGTCCACCTTGGACCGATTTAGGGTTAGTTGGCCTGGTCGCCGCGAGCGATTGCGACAATCTCAACCTCGGTCTTGGACGTTTCCGCCTCGACCTGCTCGATTTCGGCCTCGATCTTCTCGGTCTCGGCCTGGGTCTTCTCCACATCAGCGGCCGTTTTCATGGCCGTCATCTGCGCGGCGGGATCAGGCGGCGGAGGTGGAGGTGGTTCCTCGCCTTCCTCGGGCTCAACCAGTCCGGGCGGCAATGTCTTGCGCAGGCGCTTGGCGATCTCATCGGCACCTGGCCAATCTTGGTTGCGAGCCACCAGGTCGATGATCAGCGGCGCGATCTGCGGCGCGACACGGATGAACTCCATCATCGTGCCGGCGGCTTCCATGCGCTTGGTGGTGAAGCTCGGCCCGGTCGTTACCGCCACGTCGTACTTACCAACAGAAACATCGTGCTTGAGAGCCTTGCCGGTCTTCCTGTCCTGGAACGCCTGATTGAGCGGCACGAAGTCGGTGGTCTCGTCCTCGTTCAAGATCCGCACCACCCGCGGCGTGTCGTAAATGCGCGGGATCAGATCGATCAGGATGCGCCCGGCCTGCCGGATCGCGCGGGCCAGTCCTTCCATGTAACCCGATGTCGAGATGTCCGATTCCTGCTGGCGCGCGAAGATCGCCCTGCCCGATGTCTCGTTGGACTTCGCGCCCAGCCCGGCATCGAATATGCCCGTGGTGGCCTTCATGTCCTCGGCCGCGAGCATGACCTCTTCGGCCATGCCGGGCGAACCCATCTGCGGCACGTTGCGCTGTGGGGGCGCTCCGGCATTGTCAAGGTCCGGCACCCACGGCAGATAGGGCAGGTTGCGGCGGTTGGCGTCTTTCCAGATCGACTCGTAGCCCTGGATATTCACGGCCGTAACCAGGAACGGCGCCTTGGGCTGAAGCGCTATCTGCTCGGTCTGGGCCGTGCGCCAATGGTTGTAGAGCCGCTGGGCATCCTTCGCGTACCGAATGACGCCGGCGCGGATGGTCTTCGGCCCGACGTGGATTTCCTCGCCCAGCACCGGGATAATCGGAATGTACTTGCCCGGCCATGCGTGCGGGCCTTCCAGCACTTCCATACCGGTGATCAGCCGCCATTCGATCCGATCGATCATCACCTCGCGGACGCGCTGTACCGGCAAGGGCGAGCCGTCGGCGTTGAAATAACGGCCATCGAACTGGGGCAGGCCGGTCACATCCAGCGTGCGGCCATCCTCCAGCAGCGCCAACGTCGCCTTGGTCTTCTCCTTGGTCCAGTATTCGGCGATCCTCACTTCGTCGCGAGTAACCCACGACCCAACGACGGACTGGTCGGTCGCCAAGTCCCAGCCTGTCGTTGACGCATCTGCGTACCGCGCCTTGAACGTCTCGATGTCCAGGCTTTCCTCGACAAAGCAGTACCGCGCATCCTCGCGGGTCTTCTTGCGTGACGACGGGTCCCAGGTCACCGCGAACGGATCGATGATCTCCGAAATTCGGATGTTCTGCTCGAATGTGTCGTCATCGGAATACTCGGTCAGCACCCGGAAGTGCCCTATCCCACAACCCGCCGAGGATTCAGCCGCCGTCTGATAGGCCGTGGGCGCATCCGAAGCCGCCTCGATATGCCGGATCAGCCCGGAGAAGACATCGGCGATAGCCTGATCGGAGACATCATCGGCCGGGCGAACCTTGATCGCCGGGCGGGACTGCCGGATGTCGCCCGTGACCTGCCGGACGAACTGCGGCATCCGATTGATGGTGAACATCGGCCGGCCGTCTTCAAGCCGCTCATCCCGTGCCGTCTGGTCCCATTGTTCGCCCGAGGCGAAATTCAGATCCTCCAAAGCCCATTTGCGGTTTTCCTGATCGGCCTTGATCGCCTTGTCGTAACGCTCCTTCGCCGTGGCCAGAACATCCTTGTTCTCCCCGCCGATCGGTTCGTCCGGTAGGGGGCGGTTGGCAATGGATTCAGG